AATAAAAGATTTAATTTTATATCTAAAGATTATCATATGTGGAAAAATGAAGCTTGGTTGTCAGATAATAACTCATGGCCAGCGACTAAACTTGAAGAAGTTATTAATAAACATGTTTGTTATTTTAGTGATTGTTCGAGAGTAAATGAAAAGATTAATAATATATGTAAAACTATAGAAGATGAGTTGAATTTACCTACAGATGCACATATCTATTTTTCTATGAAAGAAGAAGATAAATCTAAAGGATTTAAAAGTCATTGGGACTATTCACACAATCTTATTGCACAAGTTGAAGGCAGTAGTGAATTTAAAGTTTGGTCTGATAAACATACAGAGGGTGAACAAAGTCAACTTCCTACTACAGACCCAATACTTGAAGTTACTATGCAACCAGGTGATTTAATTTTTATACCTAAAAACACATTGCACGAGGCAACATCTTTAAGTAAAAGATTATCAATTAGTTTTCCTATAGCTGAACATCTTGATTTACCACCACAAGATAGAAAGTGGATTAGAATATGAGAGATGCAGAAATGAATGATTTATTTTCTGTGCCAGTTGCACAATGTAAATTAGACATTGATGTAAAAGAAATGGCTAAAGAATGTTTGAATTATAGTTTAAATAATCCTAGTATTTCTAAAAGTAATATTGGAGGATATCAAAGTGATGATATATCAAATCTTAGTTGGTTTCAAGAATTTTCTAATCAACTAAAAGAAGAAGTAAATCGTTTTGAAAATCATACTAAATGTCCTAAAACAAAAGGTTTATATTCATGGTTGAACATCAATGGTAAAAGAGATTATAACCAGGTTCATGCACATCCTGATGGTATAGTTTCTGGTGTATTTTATATACAAACACCAAAGAATTGTGGTAAAATTGTTTTACAACACCCAGCATTACCTGTTTTGGAATCCTATTGGGCACCTTACTATGATGAATACACTAAATACAATAGTGCATCATGGACATTTGAACCAGAAGAAAAGATGTTGCTATTGTTTCCGTCTTGGTTGATGCATTTAGTTGAACCTAATCTTTCAGACGAAAAAAGAATTAGTATATCATTTAATTTTAATAGAGAATAATATGTTAGATATAAAAGAATTAACAAAAGAACAACACAAAAATGCTGAAAGAAAAGAGTTTGTAGGTGTATTGATGTCTGGTAATATAGACCATGATTTATATGCCACATACCTTTACAATCAATACCATTGTTATCGTGCATTAGAAGACAGAGCAATCGAAAACTCTTTATTTGTTGACACACCTAATTTGCCTAGAGCAAGTAGAATAAGAAAAGATTTTCAACATCTATGGACTTTAGATGAAATGCCAGCCTTAACAGATAGTACAATTGATTACATGCAACATATAGAAAATATTAAAGAAGATGCACAGTCATTATATGCACATATCTATGTTAGACATATGGGCGATTTAAGAGGTGGTCAAATGATAAGAAGAAAAACCCCAGGTCTTAATGAGTATTACTTCTTTACACCAGAAGAGATGAAGTACGGAGATATTATCAAAGAGAAAATTAACACATACTTAAACATATATGAGCATACAGTCTTACCTGAAGCAAAATTATGTTTTGAATATGCAACAAAACTATTTGGAGAAATGAATGATTTGGGAAAGACTAGTTAGATTAAGTAACGACATGGTTGCCATGTTAGACGAACATGCTGAAGAATACAAAGAAGAAGGCATGGAAAGATTTAATAACGAAGAATTTGGATGGGTAAATAGAACCTGGAAAAACAAAGATGTTAGAAGAGCTCATGTAGATGTAGTTGATGTTAGAGATAGTAAGAAATTATGGATGATGCATGTATGTTTATTTCCAGAATTGACAAATGGTGGACCAATATATGGTTTTGATATCATTGCAGGTAAGAGTAAAGTAACTGGTGCGTTTCACGATTTTAGTCCTTTACTACAAAAGAACCATGAGTTGACTAACTGGTTTATCAAAGAAGTAGAACCTTTTAAACCTAGTAAAGACAGACCTCTGCCAGATTGGGCAAAGGCTATCTTTAGTGGTGGTATGATTGCAGCTGGTAATGTAAAAGAATTAGATGAATTAAATGAAATATGTGACATTGCGTTAGGCAACTTACAACAGTATTTAAAGCGAATTGGTAAGTATAACGGTGATAGTAACAAAGAAGATGTGATAAAAGCACAAAATTATTACTGTGAACACCAACAACAAAACCCTCATACACCAGCGGTAATGGAAAAACTAGGTCTTCCTCCAGAAGACATTAAACTCTTCTGTTCCGACAATCTGTTTCCAAAGATAGTATAAAAATCTTATAAATATAAGGAAAAGGGAACAGACTTATGGCAGAACCAGCAACTAGAGAAACACTAAAACAGTATTGTCTTAGAGCTCTTGGTCAACCAGTTATTGAGATTAATGTCGATGATGACCAATTAGAAGACAGAATAGACGAGGCTGTACAGTATTTCCAACAATATCACTATGATGGTATTAGAAGAACATATTTAAAATATCAGTACACAGCGGCTGATAAGACAAGAATTACATCCGATGTATCCGAAAGTGTAACAAAGAATAGTGTTACATCTACATGGAAAGAAGGACAAGGTTATATTGTTGTGCCAGACAGTATCATCTCAGTTATCAATATTTTCCCTTTTTCAAATAAAGGTAACTTAAATCTATTTGATGTTAGATATCAGATGAGATTGAATGACCTGTATGATTTTTCTTCAACTTCAATTATTAATTATGATACTGTTTTAAGACATTTAGATTTCTTAGACCATATCTTAGTAGGTGAAAAACCTATAAGATTTAATCAACATGACAATAGGTTATATATTGACATGGATTGGACAAATGATTTACAAGTAGGTGAATATATTGTAATTGAAGCATATCGTAAATTAGACCCAGCTACATACACAGATGTGTTTAATGATATTTACTTAAAGAGATATACAACAGCTCTATTTAAAAAACAATGGGGTGCAAACTTATCGAAGTTTGGTGGCGTACAAATGATTGGTGGTGTTACATTAAACGGCCAACAAATTTATATGGAAGCTATGCAAGATATCGAAAAATTAGAAACAGAAATTAGAAGCACATACGAATTAAACCCAGCAATGATGATAGGATAGTGCAATGGCAGTTAATCACTATTTTCAAGCAGGCCGAGGTATCGGCAACCAAAACGAAAAAAGGCTACATGAAGATTTAATTATCGAAGGCCTAAAGATTTTTGGTCAAGATGTTTACTACATGCCTCGTACCCTTGTCAATAGAGATTTGGTTATGGGTGAAGATACTACATCTAAGTTTGATGATAGTTATGCTATCGAAATGTATTTTGAAACTAACGAAGGCTTTGCTGGTGAACAAGAAATCATCAATAAGTTTGGTTTAGAGATTAGAGATGATACTACATTAGTAGTTTCAAAAAGAAGATTTGAAGAACATGTATCTAGCACAGCAAACTTAATTGCAGCTGGTAGACCAAATGAAGGCGATATTATATATGTGCCTTTAATGAATTCGTTTTTCGAAATTCTATTCGTAGAAGACCAGGAACCTTTCTTTCAATTAGGCGCTCTACCGGTTTACAAACTTAAAGTCACTCGTTGGGAAATGTCTTCTTCTGAAACTGTTGATACAGGACTTGAAGGCATTGATGAGAAATTTGATGCAGTTGACCTTAACCAATTAGCACATAAAGTTTCACTAGAATTAGGTCAAGTTGCATTAGACGGAGAAGGCTCAATACAATTAGAAGATTACTTAGATTATGCATCCGGTCAACCGGCATTCTTAATGCAAGAAACATATGATGGTGGTACAGGTGCAAACATACAGACACAATCTCCGTATGCAAGTAATTTAGATTTAAATGCTGAGGCAGGTTATAACACAGTTGATACAGCTGATGATATACTTGATTTCACAGAAAGAAACCCATTTGGTGAGGTAGACGAATAATGTTTGGAACACACTTTTATAACGAAGGTATTAGAAAATTAGTAATTGCATTTGGTCAAGTGTTTAATAACATTTATATTCAGAACACGGCAACTGATGGTGCAGTTACAAAAAGATTTAGGGTCCCTTTAGCATATGCACCTAAAGAAAAGTTTTTGGTTAGATTAGACCAACAGGCAGACTTAGATAATAGAAGTTTTGCTACAGTATTGCCTCGTATGGGATTTGAAATGTCAGGTTTGACATATGATGCAAATAGAAAATTAAATAAGATGAATAAAGTAAGAAGAGTAAAAACAAATGAAGCTGATGGTAAAGTAATGAATTTTAATTACACACCAGTACCATACAATGTAGATTTTACTTTAAATATTTTTACAGCAACGGCTGAAAATGGTTTACAAATTGTAGAACAAATATTACCTTATTTTCAACCAGACTACACGATTACAGTTAAAGCAGTACCCGAATTAGATATTGTTAGAGATATTCCTATCGTTTTGAACAGCGTAAATTATGAAGATAGTTACACTGGAAATTTCGATAGAAGACGAGCAGTAATATACACACTCTCGTTTACAGCGAAAACTTACCTATACGGACCTATGGCAAATCAAAGTGTTATCAAATCTACTCAAGCAGATTTACATACTGATTTACCACAGGCAAGTAGAGAAGAAAGAGTTATAGTTGTTCCAAAACCTACCACTGCTGATGCAGATGATGATTTTGGATTTACAACAACTATTAGTTTCTTTACAGATGGTAAGAATTACAATCCAGTGAGTGATACAGATGAGTAAATTAGACGATAATGTAAATGAAATTTTAGGACTAGACCCAAGCGACAACGAAAAGTCTATGGTAACAACAGAGAGTTTTAAACCACCTGTTGAAAGAAAAGAAGGCGAAAAAGATATTGATGTAGATTATGATTATAGTAGAGATAGTTATTATAATTTAATTGACAAAGGTAATCAGGCAATTGAAGGTATATTAGAGATTGCAAAAGAGGGTCAACACCCTAGAGCATATGAGGTTGCAGGTCAATTGATTGGTCAAGTTGGCCAAACAGTAGATAAACTACAAGACTTGCAAAAGAAATTAAAAGATTTAAAAGAGCTACCTAAAACAGCAGACACAAAAATACAAAACGCATTGTTTGTAGGTTCTACTGCTGAATTACAAAAGATGTTGAATAGAAAAGAAACACCTGAAGCTCGTAATGAAAAGGCGATTGAAAATGAAATTATTGACGGCAAAGAAACGCAGTAAAAAGAAGTTTCCACTAGAAATTGCAAATACTCAATATATAAAAACAATGACACCTCTACCAGAGTTGTTAGAGGGAGAGGAACTCCTAAATCCTATTGAAGTATTAAAACACCACATTTCACCTGAACCAAGGTATGGTGCCAATGGTGTTGCATATACAGAAAAAGAATACAGTGTGTTTCGTGGTAGTCAAAGACTACAGGCGGCTTTACAATTAGGTTACACACACATAGAGGCAATAGTAATAAATGAGTGACGCATATCTAGGTAATCCAAATCTTAAAAAAGTAAACACACCAGAAGAGTTTACTAAAGAACAGATTATAGAATATCAAAAATGTTCTGAAAATCCTGTTTACTTTATGGAAGAATACATTAAGGTTGTATCACTTGATGATGGTCTTGTACCATT